AAGGGCGCCCTAATTGAGAAGGTCGTATTCGCGGCCATCCCGATCCTCTTCTCCTGTGTTGTGTACCTGATGACCTCCCTGTCGTCGGCCAACAACGAGATCACCATTCTGAAGTCCCGCATTGCGGTGGTTGTAACGCAGGACAACCGGGCGATCCCCCCGCAGGGCACGACCATCGACATGGCCCAGATCCGCGAGCAACTGTCCAACCGGATCGAACAGGTGGAGCGGGATAACGCTATTGGCCGCGCCAACATGACGCTGGACCGGGAGCGGAGCATAGCTGCGATTGACCGCTCCCGCCTTGAGAAGACTGCGGATTTCACCAATGGCATGGCAGCCCTGCGAGCCGACCTGATGCGGCTGACCAGCGAACTTGACCGGCGCTTGGCCCTCTTGGAGACCCGCAATGGAACCGCTGCTCAATCTCGTTAGGACGGTAGCCCCGTCCATTGCGACTGCCGTGGGTGGACCGCTGGCGGGGATGGCGACCCGTGCCATTTCTGAGGCGCTGCTTGGCAAGCCGGATGGTACTGAGGCCGAGCTTGTTGAGGCGGCAGCCACGGCGACACCCGAGCAGTTGCTGGCCCTGAAGAAAGCCGAGCAGGACTTTGCGGTGCGGATGCGGGAACTGGACGTCGATCTGGAACGCATCTCTAACGAGGACCGCAACAGCGCACGCGACCGGGAGATCAAGACTAAAGACTGGACTCCGCGCCTATTGGCTGGTAGTATTACGCTAGGTTATTTTGGCGTGCTGTTCTTCATGTTGCTAAATGGCCTGCCTACGACGGGCGGCTCTGAGGCTATGTTGGTTATGCTGGGTACGCTTGGCACTGCATGGGGCGGCGTGGTTGCCTATTACTTTGGTAGTTCCGCCGGCTCCAAGGAAAAGACTGACGCTATGAATAGGATGACTCACAAGTGAAAGACAACTACGCCAAGTGGCTGGCGCTGATTCTGAAGCATGAGGGTGGGTACGTCGATCATCCGGAAGATCCGGGCGGCGCCACCATGAAGGGCATCACGCTCGCTACCTTCTCGGCCTTCAAGGGTAAGCCCATGAGCAAGGACGAGTTGCGGGCTATCTCCGATGCCGACGTCAATACCATCTACAAGAATCAGTATTGGGACGCGCTGCGCTGCGACGAACTGAAGTCGGGCGTGGACCTGCTGGCCTTCGACATGGCCGTGAACAAGGGCGTTCGCCGGGCAGTCAGGCTGATGCAGCGGGCCGCAGGCGCTACCGAGGATGGGGTGCTTGGTCCTAAGAGCATGGCCGCCATCAATGCTATGGACGCTGACGACCTGATTGCCAAGGTGTCCGAGGGTCGGCGCGACTTCTACAAGAGTCTGAAGACGTTTGCAACTTTCGGGCGCGGCTGGCTGCGGCGTGTCGATGAGACTGAGAAGGAGGCTCTCCATGCCGCTTAAAAAGGGCACCTCCCAGAAGGTAATCTCGGAGAACATTAGCCGCGAAGTTAAGAGTGGCCGCCCCCAGAAACAAGCAATCGCCATCGCCCTAAGCGCGGCTGGCAAGTCCAAGAAGGAATCCAAGAAGTGAAGCGTAAAGTCAAGTTCCAAGAGGGCGGTGCTGTCGAAGAGTCGCCCCGGAACCGCCAACTCCGAGAGAGGATGGAGAAGTTCGGGCGCGAAGGTCGCCGCGTTGGTCTGGCCGAACGTGCCCGTGAGCGCGAGGCTGCTAATCAGGCTGCCCGTCGTGCCGCCGCTGCTGAACGGGCCGCTGCCCAGCGAGAAGTTGAGCGTCTGAATGCGCTTCGGGATGTCGAGGACTTTAATCGGCGGGTCCAGCGCGGTCAAGTGGATGCGGATACGATGCGTCGCATGGGTGCTACGGAACTGCCGTCTGGCCGTCAGGACTTCACGACCAGCCCGGATGGCACGACGCGCCGGGGCACTGCGACTGGCCGTGAGATGGTGCCTAGCCGAGAGGCGGTGCCTGCCCGTCCGTCCGCTAGTCGCGCGCTTGCCGAGGTGGCTACGCCCCGTCAGATGCCGCTTGGTCGCGTGCGTCCCCCGGTCGGCGGCAATCTGGCGGCGATTGCAGGAAGTACTGCGGCTGCGGCTGCCGAACCGCTGGTGAACTACGGTCGTGAGTTCGCGGCCCGCCGGGGTGAGGAAGCTGATGCCCGTCGTGAATTGAACCTGATGTCTATGCGCGCTCGCACGGCGGATGCGGAAGGCGGCGACATTGCTGCTGATGCCGAGCGGCAGCGTCAGGAAGCTGCTCGTCCCGCTGCTGCCCCGGCTCGCCCCGCCCCGCGCCCGGCTGCTCGTCCTGCGCCAGCCCCGGCTCCGCGCCCCCGTATTCGGGAGATGACGGCCGACGAACTGAATGAGATGGAGCTTCGTCGTATTCGGGCCGAGCGCCAGATGGAAGAAGACGATGCCCGCGAACGCCTGCGCCGCCGAGAGGAAATGATGGGCGGCTCCGGTAATATCGGGGCGGCGTCCGCGCGTGCGCGTGGTGAACAGGTCGGCCCTCCCGGCGACTACAATATGAAGAAGGGCGGCATCGTTAAGAAGAAGGCTGGTGGCATGATTGCTGCGAAGCCGAAGGCTGCTCCGAAGAAGATGATGAAGGGCGGCATGGTTGCCAAGCCCAAGGTTGCTGCGAAGTCCAAAACCAAGCCGATGCCCTTTAAGAAGGGCGGCGTTATTAAGAAGGGAAAGAAGTAACATGCCTGGTATGATGAAGAAGGGAATGATGTATCAGGAGGGCGGGCCGGTGCGCGCGTCTGGTAAGCGGCGGGGTATGGACGGCGGCCAGAAGGGCGTGCCAGTCATGACGCAGGAGCAGCGCCGGCAGGCTCGCAGCATGATGACCCCGGAGGAACGTCGTGAGGCTGATGCCCCGCTGACGGCCCGTGAACTGGAGGGCATGTCGAGCCGCATGAAGAAGGGCGGTATGGTCAAGAAGAAGGCCGGTGGTATGATCGGCAAGCCCAAGGCGAAGGGGAAGTAATATGATGCGTTCGAACATGGGCAAGCAGGTTACGCAAGGCCCGATGAAGAAGAAGGCTGGCGGCAAGGTTGCTGCTGGTAAGCCAGTCAAGATGCAGAAGGGCGGCAAGGTGCCATGCGCGCAGTGCCCGAACCCGGCGGCTTGCCGTAAGGCTGGTCGCTGCCTGATGGCTGGCTAATGGCCAAGAAGCCCGAAAGTCGGGTGAACGAAGCGGGCGTCTACACGAAGCCCGGCATGCGTAAGTCTTTGTTCGAACGCATTAAAGCGGGGGACAAGGGCGGCAGGCCGGGCCAGTGGAGCGCCCGCAAAGCTCAGATGCTCGCCTCAGAATATAAGGCGAAGGGCGGCAAGTACCGTGACTAAGTCTTGCCTCCACTGCAAGCAAGAGAAAGAACTGACTGAGTACTATCAGTTCTATGACAAGTGGGCGGGGCGTAAGTTTTATAGCTCGCGTTGCCGCCCATGCCATTTGCTATATAAGCACACTAATCCAAACACCAAGCGTAATCGCAAAGCCGAGAAGCTGAAGTTGCGCTACGGATTAGAGCATAGCCAGTGGGAAGAAATTCGTAAAGAGCAGAATTATTCCTGCATGATTTGCGGTATTGAAGAGACGGCACTGGGTAGGAAGCTGGACGTGGATCATTGTCACGATACCGGAGTAGTGCGCGGCGTTCTCTGTAACCCTTGCAACACGGTTCTGGGTCATGCTCGCGACAAGATTGAAGTCTTAGAAGCAGCCGCCGAATATCTCAAGCGGAATGCGAAGGGCTATAAGTCGTGAAGGCCCCGCAGAAGTCGCTGGTCGATTGGACCAAGCAGAAGTGGCGCACCAAGTCGGGCAAGCCTAGTACGCAGGGGCCGCAGGCTACAGGCGAACGGTATCTACCCGAGGCTGCCATCAAGGCTATGCCTGCTGCGACTTATGCGGCGAGTAGTGCAGCGAAGCGGAAGGCGACGAAGGCTGGCAAGCAGTTTTCGAAGCAGCCTGCCAGCGCCGCCAATATCGCGAAGAAGTTCCGCTAAGACGTCAGTTCCTTGACGATCCACATGACGGACTGCTCAAGGGATGTGAACGCCAGCGACTTATAACGCCCGTCCTTCACTTCGTTGAACAAGGTTTCAAGTTCTTCGGCCTTGGCCTTGATCTTATCGTGCAGCACCTTCTCGTCGTCAGTCAGCGCCCGATAACGGGGCCGAAAGCGGGAGACGGGTTGGACAGTTTCGAGTTGGCGGCCATCGGGCTTGCCTTCATATACATGCGTCATCAGAACGGATACTCCTTCGGGGCTTCGTAGTTGTTGACGGTCTGCTTCCAAATGAGGGCGCCAGCACCCTCGCCGTGGAATGTCACGCTAGTACGGTTCTCCACAAGCCAACGATTCCACTGACCCAAGTCCTGCATGGCAGCGATGAGTTCGCCAGTCGTCAGGAAGGAACGCTGATCGGCGCCCAGATTCACGCGCATCAGTTGTTGCTTGATGTCGTCCTGCGTGGTGTTGTCGGGGTAGAAGAAGTCGTAGCCGTAGAAGTGGAAACGGCGGAAGCCCATCACGAAAGCCAGCATCGGAATGCGGGTAGCGGAGCAGGTGCCGCCCGCCACAACCATGCCGGTGTTGAAGGCCGGGAGCTTTGCGGCTTGCGTCGCTTGGGTGTGGGCATGCCAGCCAAAGAGTTGGGCGCCCTTCTCTTCGAGGACTTGGCGCACCGAGGGATGCGTCATGGTGGCGAAGAGGAACTTGTCTTCCGGGCCAACGTCCGCGAAGAGGTCGGTACGGATGACGCCGTGCGTAGACAGGCCATCGACCGGGCGCGGATCGAGAATGACCGTCCAGTCAGGCGTGATACCGGCCTTCTTCAGGACGGGCAGTGAGTGCTTGACGGCAAAGACTGTGGCACCGGCTGCCTGCTTGGCGCGGATTTCTTCGAGGAAGTTGGGAAGGGTCGGGCCTGCACTGACGAACAGGGCGACGCCTTCGTGTGCTTGGTAGGCACCAATCCAAGTTGGAATGGCGGCAGCGTTATCTGCAATATGCTGAAGTTGCTCGCCCTTGTCAACAGAATCGACCGGCTTTACTTGGATGCGGGTCTTGAGTTCCGGCACCGGGTAGCCGTCGCGCACGACTAGGCCGAACGAGATGGTTTGCGTCAGGCCCGCGTAACCGTCACCGCTGGTGATGATTCGCTTCTGGCCGGGGATTTCCTTCATGACACGGCGCGGACCTTCCGGCGAACCCTCTTCCTCGTTGACGATGACATCATCGAAGACGATGAAGGGTACATGCTTCAGGCATTCGTAGTCCGACTTGGTCGTCTCGTAGGAGTGGCCGCCGTCGATGTAGGCAAATGTAGCATCTGCTACAAGAGCGGCGGAGTCGGGCAGAGTCTTGAGGGTGTTGCCCTTGACGAGGGAGAAGGCGAAGGTCAGGCCCTTCCGCGCCATCAGGCGGCTGTAGTTGTTGAGGCGGTTGTGGATAATCCAAGAGTCGGCATGGGGCTTGGTGTGGCCCTCATGGACGCGGTCGTTGCCGCCCTCGAAGGTGTCGAAGCCGACGTAGGATACGGTCTTGACGCCGGTAGCGAAGGCGGTTTCGGCCATCTGGATTGCGCGACTGCCGTTCCAAGTGCCGACCTCCACAATGCGGGCAGCGTTCGTTGCGGCGATGGAGGCGGTCAGCAGTTCGCATAGAGTCTCGTAGCGGGCCGGGGCACCGAGGGCCGGGTTGGCGATGGTCTGCTTGTCAGGGCCTTTGTAGTGGACCATGTAGGCGGCAAGCGGAGACTGGTGGAAGGCATCGAGGCCGAGGCAGCCCGGCGACAAGTTCTTGATTTGCAGGCCGTGCGCCAGGTGTAGCAGGGCGATGCGATCAAGGACTGCGTTGTCGTGGGCCTTCTTGTAGTGGAAGGCTTCCAACGAATTGTAGAGGCCCCAGTAGTCGGCCAGCAGGGAAGCGCCCTTGACGGTAGCCAGATTGAAGGCGAACCAAGAGCCCTCGCTTTCCTTGACGGACTTCCGATACAAGTAGGTCAGATGGTAGTTGTCGTCGAAGAGTTCGCCAAGGAGGTCGATATCAACGGGCCGCATGGTCTCGGTGTCGGCGTCGATGAAGCCGATCCAATCCAGTTCGGGCGTCACGCTGGAGGCGAGGGCGACTGCCTTGAAGCAGTAGTCGAGGGACGGGCCATCCTTGGCTTGGGCGCCGATGTGGGCCTTGAGCTTCCGGAAGGACGGCGTATCTTCGAGGGCGTGAAAGGTGATGCCCGGAAAGTTGGGCACGTTGCCTTCGAGATCGTGGTGCCAGATTTCAAGTTCGATGTCGGCGGGCCAGAACTTCTTGAAGGATTCGGCAAAGCGTAGGCCGTACCGTTCCCATGAGTTGGGGCCGATTGTGGTGATGATCTTAGCGCGCATCGGCGTAAGCTCCGAGGAGTTCGTTCGTCCAGTATTCATCGAAGGGAGTTGTCTCACGGTCTACCATGCCCGGCACGGGCGGCCCATACGTGAAGTGGATTCCATTGATGGGCAGCGGGCGGTGCGCCTCTTCGGCAGCAAGACCGACTTCCGTGGTGGGGCTGTAGTTCGGGACCCAGTGCCACGACTCGGAGAGGTAGCCGATGTCGGAATCGTCCAGCCACTCGAAGCCGTGCAGGTAGCTGCCGGGAGCGGAGTTCACCATCTCGAAGGTGGGCAGCTTCTTGGACTTGAGGTTCCACAGCATCAGCGCCGACCACATCTTGCGGTGGTAGCGGGACTGCTTCTGCCCATCCATCTTGACGGTGGTCGTCGGATTGAAGTTGTGCGGCACGACCATGACCGTCTTGGTGGGGTCGGCTTCGCGCAGCAGCTTGTGGATATCGTCGAGCCACAGCCAGTCGCAGTCCGTGAACAGCGCCCAATCGGTCACGCCGTCGGACTGTGCGACGATAGGTGTCAGGAAGCGGGAGTGGGAGAACTGGACGCTGAACGGTCTGCCGTCTCGTTCGTCGAGGTAGGAGCCGTCTTCGCAGATGCGCCACGGCCTGTCAAAGAACTGACGACGCCGCAGGTCCAGATGTTCGAGGTGCCTGATTGTCAGCGGCTTGCTGGCGTAGGCACGGGCCGAGGATTCGGTGACGCGCAGAGCCTCCGGTTCACGGTGGTCCACGCCAATGTAATAGGCGAAGTTTGTCATGGGGCGTAGGATACTATTCCGCCCCTTGACTGTCAACAACTAAATCAGGCTATTGTTGGTTGCGCCATTGCGACCGCTCGATTATTTCTTGAGCGGCGGGGCGGGCCTGGGTGCGAGTGCCCGGAATGAGAACTTCAGGCGAACCGCGACCCTGGAAGTCTTGACGGGCACGCTGCAAGATAGCGGACTCGTTGACTTGGACTTGGAACTCGGGCGGCTTATCCTGCTGTTCCGCTCGGATTTCGTTGATGCGTTGGCGGTACTGCTGCGTAAGGGCTTGAGCTTCGGCCGTGCGACCGGCAGCTTGAGCCTCCATAACACGGAGTGCAATGCGTGCCAACTCAATATTGACGCGCTCGGTCGCATCACGGGTAGCGGTTTGTAGTTCACGAATGCGCTGGGCAGTGCGGCGAATGTCAGCGAACTCAGGCGGCGCAAAGCCGATAGCTTGCTGGGCAGCCGGGGGCAGGAGACCGGACTCGCTGGCGGCGCGGACCTGTTCGGGCGTAATGATACGACCCTGACGCTTAGTAAACTGTTCTTGGTCAACTGCGAGTTGTGCGCCCTTGGCGACGTTGGCAAAGGCGGTGGGCAGCATGGCGTAGGACAGACCCCAGTAGTCGCCCAGATTCCACGCTTGATAGGCGTCCATGCCCTTCTGGACTAGACCGCCGACAGGACCGAGAACGGAGAGGACGTCCCACTCGGTGACGCTGCCCTGCGGGAGAGGGTCGATCTTGAGGCGGCTGTTCAGGCTGATGGAACCCCAAGCGTGGGGAAAGCCGAAGCTCATGGCGGCAGCGAAAGAATTGTTGCCGAGGTACTTTTCAAGTTCCTGCTCAAAGTCTACAATGTCGTCGAACACCAACTTGAGGACGGCTTCGGTCAGGTCGCGGAGGCGTTCGGCAAGGGGCAGTGACCAGACGCCAGCCAGTGCGACTTGGGCAGCAGTCATGGCAGCGAACTGGAGAGCGGCGGCACGGGCCATAACAAGATCGTTCTTGCGGAGACCTTCGACAGTCTGCTTGGCGCTGCGAGCGTACAGTTCCATCAGTTTGAAGACGGGCGACATGAACTGCGTCATCATTTCGGCGATGGGATGAAAGCGTTGGATGAGGGCGCGGTCTTCCTTGGTAGAGCGGAAGTTGGTGTCGCCCGTCACGCCTTCGGCATACTCATAGGCGTTGTTGTAGGTGCGGTTGTCGAGGCGGCCGGCGCGTGCCATAACTTCCGGGCGAGCCTTGGCAAGGCGGTAGGCGGCGAGGAAGGCAGTGGCCCGGTTGGTCTCATCGACGGTTGCCAGCATGCGGCCCGACAGATCGAGGACTTTGTTGAAGCCCCCGGCAAAAGCGGTAGCGTCACGGTCAGCGATACCGGAGTTGCGAAGGTCGGCGGCGGAAACAGTGCTGCGAAGTTCAACGGCTTGGACCGGGTTCAGGCGGCCTTCACGGAGAGCGCGTTGAAGGGCGGTGACTTCGTCGGGCTTCAGGATGCCGCGCTGAATGAGGCGCTTGGTCTGGTCCATTTCCTTGCCGAAGACGCGCAGTGCATCAAGGGTGCCGTAAACGTCCTTGGCAGCCGAGAGGAAGTAACGGGGAGCAGCAGCGCCACCACCATCGCGCAGCAGGCGGGGCACAAGGACAGTCGGGTTCTGCGTCATCTGGATGACGGCGGTGCTGACGTTGAAGCCGAGGAACATGAAGAATGCGAGGGCACGGCCCGTCCCGAAAGCTTCGGTCGGCGTGGTGCTGTAATCTAGCAGATCATTCCAGTACTGCTTTTCTTCATTGGAGTAGCCGTCGAGAGAACGGTTGAAGTCGTCCTGAATGAAACGGCGGGCCTGCACCTTGGAGGCAGCAATGAAGTAGGCGGGCAGGGTGTCGCGAATATAGTCGGAGGCGTTCTCGGGCGTGACGGCGCGGAGCAGATCGTTGTTGGGACGGAAGATGCGATCCATCTGCGCCTTGTCGATTTCCTTCGACATACGGGCGATGATCTGCTTGGCTTCCTTGCCGCTGACCTTGCTAAGTTCTTGGAGGTACTGGGCAATGAAGTCACCGTCGCGACGCAGATCAGCGGCCCGTCCATCGTTCTCGACTTCGACGCCGCGCTGCATGATGCGGAAACGGGAGGTATCGGGGAACTCTTCACGGAGCGAGCGAATGGCGGTGGCTTCAGGATCGCGCTGGATGCCCAGCTTCTGGCGGGCCGTGCGGATACCGCGCACCGGATCAAAGAAGTAGATGCGGACCAGCTTTTCCTTGCCGCCCGGCTGGCGCTCGTAGGCTGCGGCGAAGTGGGTGCCCGTTGAGATTTGCGGGAAGAAGAGAGGATCGCGGCGGCTGTTCAGGCGTCGGACTTCGCGGGCACCATCTGGCGAGGCGGCGCGGATTTCAGCGTCAGACATCTCGGTGATGAGGCGGTCGCCCTTGGCCTGCTGGAATGCTTCGAGGCGGGCGCGGTCTTGCGCCGACGTAGCGTTGGCCGGATTAAAGAACTTGCTGGTGTAGGCGTCGATGTAGTAATCGAGCATACGTTGGCCAGCTTGCAGTAGTCCATCCATAGCAGCGTTTTCTTCCGGAGTAAAGGCTTCCGGATTGGGACGCTGCTTGCGGCTACGGGCTTCTTGGAGGGCCAGTGCAATACGGGCCTGCGAGGCAGGCGGCAGCATCAGCGCAGGCTCGAAAAGTTGCGTGGCTTCGTTGAGGGCAGTATGGTTACGGACGTACAGTCGGTCCATTTGGTCAGCGGAATCGCGGTAGATGGGCTGCTTGGCGAACGAAGCGATGGGCGAAGCGAACCACTTACCAAGGAAGCCGCCACGGAATCCGTCCACGATCTGCTTGTCGAGGGTCTGCTGCTGCTTCTTGATGGACTCGTTGCGCGGCGTCGAGAAGATACCTTCTTCAACGGTATCGGTTTCGTCGCCAGCACCGCTTGCCGGGTCGGCTTCGGCTGCCGCGTCCGCTAGCTGCTCTCTCGTCTGAGTTGGCTGGGGAGCGGGAGCGGCGGTGGGCGCAGGGGCGGCACGCTGATTGATGAAGTTGTTAGCGACAGTGTCGCGGGCTTCAGTCGTAGGGGCGTTGCCGAACTGCTGGGCGAAGTCGTTGAATTCGGGTTGCGTGAACGGGCGCCCACGAATGCTAGCGACGTTACGGACGGCTGCCACGAACGGGCTGTTGGCCTGGGGGCCAGCGTTCATGGAGTAACCCTGCCACAACGCGCGTGCATCTTCAGCGCGAATGGGAATTACGGCAGCGGGCTCAACGGCAGGAGCGGCAGCGGCTTCCGGGGCAACCGGTGTTGGCGCAGCTTCCGGGATCGGCGCCCCTTCGGTGGCCGGGGGAACGGTGCCAGTTGCTGGGGCGGCTTCTGGCGCGGCTGTCGGCGTGGGTGCAGGCTGCGACGGGGTAGGGGCGCCGTAGTTAATTGCATACTTGGTCGGGCTTTCCTTCTTGATGACGCCGGCTTGGGCGAGGGCATCGAGTTGGTCGGCGGCTGCCTTGACTTCGGCCTTGGTAACGCGGGCCGGATCAATGTCACGGGAAGTGAGGGCAGCCTTGGCAACGGCGTTGGGCGAGAACGCATTCAGGTTCAGGTCGCCCCGGTTCGCAGCTTCAGCGAGGTTGCTGATTGCGTCGGAGATGATGGGCTGATTAGTTTCGGGGGCGCGCGGGAAGAACTCGGTGATCGCCTGCTGACGGGTCTGCTGGACAGACTGTTCCCAATCGGATACACGGGCAGCATTGACGAAGCCAACGGTCGCTTCAGGTGTGGCCAGTGTGGCAGGGGGCGTGAACTGAGGGTTCTCAGCAATGAAGGCTTCGGCTTCCTCACGGGTCGTGAAAGCTTCTGGCCGCTCGGGCGTCGTGAGCGGGGCCATGCGCGGAGGTGCGGCAGCTTCGGGAGTGGGAGCGGGAGCGGGAGCGAAGGCACCTTCCGGAACGGCGGCAGCTTCGGCAGGTGCAGGACGTTCACCAAAGGCACCACGCAGCGCGCCGCCAGTTACACCGCCAGCAGCCGCACCGCCGAGGGCAGCTTCGAGGTATTCGCGGCCAGCGCCGCCTTCAGTCGTAAAAGCAGGGAGACCGGCTTGGGCTCGTTCGAGGGCAGTCTGTGCGACTTCAACGGGGGCTTCGGTAGCGGCACCGACTGCGGCGCCAGTGGCAAGACGGCGACCAAGCCCAGCCCCGGCAGCTTCGGTAGCGGGACGGCGGAGGAAGCGACTGGCACCAAGAGTAAGGACGTCGGCGGCGCTTTCGAGTGGGGCTTGTACCGCAGCGGCAGCAGCGGCAGCGCCGGGGCTAGTAATGTCGCCCTGCTCTTGAACCTGACGCTCGATGTTGCTACCGAACAGGAGCGGGAAAGAAGCAGCCGCGCCGCCAGCAAGACCGCCGATGATGGCGCCTGCCGGGCCAAGAGGGGCGCCCAGCTTTGCTCCAGCCAGCGCGCCAGCCAAGCCGGTAGCGGTAGCGGGAAGAGAGCCGGTGACGGCTTCAGCAGTTGCACGGGCAGCGCCGCCAACACCCTCGACTTCGGTGAATGGCTGACGCAGTTCAGAGGGGAAGGCGGCTTCGGCTTCAGCTTGATTGCGAATGCGACCTTCGCGGCCCAGACGCTCCAGACCTTCAGATCCGACAGCCCGCCCGAGACCTTCGGCTGCGGAGAACAAGGTGCTTTGAAATTGGTCGATGCCCGCGCTGGCGCCCCGTGAAATGGAGGAGCCCAAGCCAAGTTGGGTTTGACGCCACGCCTCGAACTCTTGCGGGTGATTCTGCTGGAACCAACGGCGACCCGCTGCTGCCGCAGCCTCGCGGTCGTCGGTGTTAACGTCTACTGCAATGTTGTCGTTGAGACGAACTCGGATCATCGAGCGGGGCGGCCCACCGGATTAACTTCGATGACGGGAACAGCCGGTGCGGCAGGGGCAGCCGGTGCAGCGGAAATCTGGCCCGGAGCGCCAAGGCTTTCAAGAAGGGCAGGCACGCGCGTGGCAATGTAGGCTTGACGTTCGCGCTGGACGCGGGCAACTTCGGCATCGCGGTTAAGGGAAGTGGAAGGGGGATCGGGGAACAGCGTTCGCGCTTCGCTCAGGGCCTGACCTTCTGCTCGAAGACGAATCTGCGGCGTAACCTGCATGCGATTTGCGCCCGAACCGCCTGCTTCATAGAAGCGCGCTTGCGCTGCATACAGGCGATTGCGCGGATTGGTAGGATCACGTTCAGCTTCGCGGCGTTCACGCTCTACTTCGATCTGGTCGCGGCGGAACTGTTCTTCGGCCTGCTGGGCGCGGGCTTGGCGTTCGGCTTCTGCGACGCGGCGCAGTTCGTCCATGCGGGCACGGTCGCCTTCAGCCTGGGCGCGAGCGCCGCCACCGAGCATGGCGAAGAAGTTGGGGCTGCCGGAAGCGAGCATGCCGGCGCCAAATTCAGAGGCCCGTCGCAGCGCCTCATTCTGCATGTTAGAGGCAACGCGGTTGCGAAGTATGTCGAGGAAAGATTCGGACATGGCTTACTTCCGGGTCTTGGGGGTCATGTTGCCTTCAAGGCCGACAAGACCGCCTTCTGCAAAAAGGCCCTTGAGGAAATCTAAAACAGCCGCCCCGCCTTGGATGACTTGAGGGGCTTGGGCGATGCCGCCGATGACAGAGCCTAGGACATTGGGACTAGGCGCGACGGAAGTGCCGGCGGTGCCGATGCCGAGGGTATTAGGCGTCAGGCCAAGTGCCCCGCGAAGGACGTCAATACCGCGCGTAGGAAAGTCACGTTCTTCAAGGAAGGCTTCGCGCAGGACGTCGAGGTTGCGCTGATTGAGACCCTGCTGCGCGGCACCGATATTGATAAGGGGCTGTGCTTCGGTGGTAAGGCGACCGCCGGTTTGCGAGAGGCCGGTGCCAAGTTGGCCGAGGGCCGTGGAGAAGAGGCCGGGGATGCGCGTCTGGTCTTCGCGGAACTGCTGGATTGCTTGGTTGAAGGCGGCAGCGCGCTGCCGGGCAGTCTCTTCGCCGATGGTACGCTGGGTACCACGCTCAAGTTCGGACTCGGCAATGGCCTGACGGGAACCGCCGAATGCGCCTGCTCGGGCGGACTGCTGGCCAAGGCGCAGACGTTCTTGTGCGGCACGTTCTTCGATAGCACGGATGGCAGGGTCAAGGACCGCCTCCGTGTAGGGCGACATGTAGCCGGAAAGATCAACGTCCGGTAGCGCACGGGCCATTCCCCGAGAAGCGGCAATACCGGCCTGCGTAAGTTCGGGGGTCAGGGCGCCGAGGGCACCGGACTGCGCTGCAAGATTGCGGGTCGTTTGGAAACCGGCCTGCTGGTCGGGGGTGAAACCTGCAACGCGCGGCTGGTTGTATTGAGGGAAAGGCTCGGCGGCGAAGGCGCGGGCACGCGACAGAAGATCCGTGCGTGCGGCAGCAACATCAGCCGGGACTTGCGGCGTCGAAGTCGTCGTGGCAGTGTTAGCGGAACGCGAAGTCCCGAAGATATCGCCTAGGATGCTCATTCGCCAAGGCTCCTTTTAAGAATCTCGCCAACGGGCAGAGGACCAGCTTGGCG